CATTTCCCTCTTTTGTCGAATTGCAAAGCCGCCGCCTTTTTCATCTTGAGTTCTTGACATAGCAATTGCATAGGCCGCTTCCGTTTTATCCGCTTCCTTTTGCAATTCAATAGTTTCTTTTTTGACTATTTCCAGCCTCTTGCTTGAATTTATCTGCGCATTTTTAATGGCTGTATCTGAGGCCGATTCAAGTTGCTTGACATAAATATTGTAGCTAGTACCTTGTCGCTCCTGCAATTTAGATTCTTCGCTTTGAAAAAGATTTTTAAGTTCGACCAAAAAGGCGGCGGTAACCTGAATTGACTTTTTGTAAATCGGCGCAAGATTGTTACCTATTGCATTTAGAAATAAATCCCAAGCATCCCCAAGATTGCTAATTGACCCCTCTAATGTATCAGACTGAGCCTTCATTGCGCCAGTTACCCCGGTAACATCTCCAAGGGAGACAATGTAATCTCTTATCGCCGTGTTGGTGTTTTTAACGGTGGTTTCAACGCCTTTAAAAGTGAATTTAACTTCATCCCCCTGCTTTTGCGCCCGGATTCCAAATTCCTTTAATCGCTCAAATTCACCAACCTGAGCATCAATAATGGCCTCTGCTAATTGGTCAAAGTTTTTCCCGGTAGAAGATGCGAGGTCTCCCAACTTAACAATCTGAGCATTAGTCGGCTGAAATCCCTGATTGGCAAGTTTTACGAATGACCTCGTTAATTCTTCAACGGAAAATGGCGTCTTTGATGCCAATTCTTGAATTCTTACCAACGCCCCTTGTGCAGCACTATCAGAGCCAAGCGTGTTTTTTAGGACAGCACTTAAAGTTTGAAACTTTCCGGTTACTTCTAATGCAGCCTTTCCAAAGTTTATGATTGCAGTTGCGGAAAAAGCCCCGGCAATCAACGGACCAAGTTTCCCAACCACTCCAGACATCTGGTTCATGCCAGAATTTGCGCTGCTCAATCCCTGACTAACCTTTTCAGCCCCGGACTTACCTTCGTTGCCCATCTTTTGGAATTGAGCCGTCAGCCTTTTGGCCTCAGCAAGTGCAGCCTGCTCATCTTTTGTCAGCCCGGATAACTTGCCTTCCAGTTGTGCCAGCCCGGAGACATCACCGAGCTTATAGTTTACGACAATGTCGTTTGTGCTTATCGTTGCCATAGTGCGCCAAAGATACAGAAAAGTGCGGACCTGCGGCCCGCTATCTCTCGCTGCGGGCAGGCGACCTGCGGCCCGCTACCTTCCGGCCTTGTGCATCCGGATCAGTTCCTCCTTCACTACATTGTGCTTCCAGATTGGCATTACTTCCAATTCCTGATAATCTCGAATAGAGCCTTTTGTGATTCTAACAAGTTCTGCAATTCTGGACTTGTTTCTCCGGGTGTATTCAGCATAGTAGCTATTTCCAGATGGTGGATTGCCTTTATTGCTTCGGCTCGCATAAGAGTTGCCAAATTCTGCTCCCAGTCTTGCAAAGAGGGCAGAAAGTTTAGAATTGGCAGCTTCAAAAAAAAATCAGGAATATCGTGGCTTTCGGCCCAGTGCTTTGCCTTTGCAACGCCGTACTGATAGTTGTAGGTAGTAATATCCTCGGTTTCATCAAAGTACAATACGGTTGCCAACTTCATTCTGAGGGTCAGGTTGGTGGCCAACCCAAACCTTTCTTTCAGGTGGCTATTGAGCACCGCCAATTTGGTCAGCAGGGCTTCTTTGGTCTTGATTTTACTATCCATCAGGACCGCATCCACCGCCGCCATGTGCTTCTGCAGGATTGCCGGACTGATACCCCATTCTAACTCCTCGTAAATATCCAGTGCTGCATTGGCTCTGGTGTAAGGAATGTAAGGCTCAGAAATGAAGCGGTAATAGTTCCGGCCACCCGAGGTAAAAGCATACTCGATTTTATCCCGCCATTCCGCTGGTGCAGTTCCGGCATAGGCCTTATTCGCCTCGGTAGAAGTATCGGGCAAAGGCTTCGTTTCCGGCATAGACCCAGCCAAAGCCGAAGGCGACCTGCCAAAGATGTTGAATAATGTTTGCATCACTTGGAGTTAGAATGAAGACAATGTAAAGCCACGGAGCCATGCAAAAAGGACAGCGGCCTAATGGTTTATTCAACCGGTATGGCAGCCGGTCAATCAGATTGCCGTACCAATGCAGGTAAGGCACCTCATCCAGACAATAGGCAAAGAACCAGCAAAAAAAAGCGGTCGATATTGCACTGACAATCATCGCCTGCCGCCTCTTGGTCCTTTCGGCTTTTTGGTGCCGCAGTTACATTTATACTTCATATCCGCAAAGGTAAGAAAAAAACCACTTGAAATTTCCAAGTGGCTTTCAGTCCAATTTATCAAATCATTCACAAAAAGGCATTTAGCTCTCCGGTTGTCGAATCAAATTCGCCGACCTCAAAGCTGATGGTATCATAAGTCTTTCCGCCCTGCTCAAATGTTACCAGTTGGCCGGAAGGACTAAAGTATTGCAGTTGGTAAAGGCCGCCGTATGGATTAAAAAATCCGGCATCGTAGTCTTGGGTAAGGATGACAACCTGACCTGAAACTGGGGCTTCGGTTAGCGTTATCTTTTGGCCCTTACCGTTGGTTATCTGAATGGTGATTTCTTCCTCTGCATAGGCAGGCGGTACATGGATGAATAATCCCTCCATGCAATCCGGCAGCAGGGTACAGACCTTTAGGATAGATTTGCAGCAACTCATGGGGCAAAGTTACTACTTTTCGCAATTTTGTCGCCAAATTCTTGCAGCCCATATTCAGCAACAATCTGGTAAAAGTTGGTAGTCAGGTAATACCGCAAGGCATCCAGACAGTGGCCGATTTGCGGGTTTTCCTTTTTCCACGCATCCAGACTTCCATCATTGTTTATCCGGGCCGCTTTCAGGTCAGCAATCAATTCAGGCATAAAAGTACCGGCAAATAAGCCCTCGTTGTGGTCGTGTAGGGAGAGTAGAACCTTGCCGTGTTTGAAAACCAGATTGGTATGAAGACGACTTGATATGTATCGTGGGTTGGCATTGGGTATGTGCATCTGGTAGGTTGGGTCCAAATGCAGGTAATTGGCAATCAGTTGGTAATTGGACTTGTTATCACTTGTCGCCTCATTCGCATTTTTTCCGCTTCGGTCGCCGTTGATGTGGTATTCAAAGCCCGGATATTCGGCAAGGATGGTTTGGCACATCGCTTCCAAATCGTGCATCCGGTAAACCTTCAGCACATGGACATTGCAATAGTAGCGGTCCTTCGGTGCGTTGATAGTGTGCTGTGCTACAAGGCAGGTGTTACCGCCGTTGGCAGAGTTGAAATCGAAGGACAAATAAAGCGGCATCCCGGGTTTAGCTTTTATGGCACCCCGGAAGACATGAACCGTCTCATCAAATTCTTTGGCAAATAGCTTTTCCTTATCCCAGATACCCCAGTGGCCGAGTGCATAAATCTCGTACATCGTTTCGTTCACTTCCCGCAGGGCTTCCATGCGAGTAATGTAGTTGGCATCCAGAAAGCTCAAGGCATCCCGGTAGGTGCCATGAAGCCGGAGTATTTGATCTTGCTCTGCTTCCGGCACTTCATCGAAAAACCGCTTCTTAATCCAATGCGTATCGCTGACCGGGTTAAAGGTCAGGAAGAACCGCTTTTGGTGATTGGACTTGCCCCGCAATCGAAGGGTTATCTGGGTAAAGTCATCAAGAAACAATTCGGTCGCCTCTTCAATCCAGATGTATTTCGCCTGTGAGAGTGATTTCAACTTTTCAGGGTCATCGCAGCCGAGGAAAACTATCTTGTTGGTCCCCGAATGTATTTCCATGTAACCGGGCTTGACCTGCAGAAAGTGGTTTATGCCCCACTCATTTATCTTGTTTTTGAAATCGGCAAAGACTGAATTCCGCAGCGTTGCGGCAACCTTGCGGATGACAAAGAAAGTCTGATATTGGTTTTCGGAGTGATTGCAGATTTCAGCCAAAAAAAGCTGAATCATGGACTGGCTTTTACCAGAACCTGAGCCGCCCCAAAGGATATTGAAGGTGTTGGGATTGATTACTGCGGGCAGGTACTTGTGCTGCCAGAGTGCCGGGTCTGAGAGGTCAAGA